CGGAGGCGCGGAGGACGCGGAAGGGGGGCGGCGGTGGCTGAGCGGGTGACGGTTGAGCAGGTAATGGAGATTATCGATACAGGGCTGAGCCAGGGGCTGGTTGGGGCGTTTATCCGCACGGCACATGCGATGGTGGAGGGGCGGCTGGGCGGGAGCGGGTTGGGGGAGGAGACGCTGGGGCTGATTGAGTTGTGGTTGGCGGCGCACCTGGTGTGCGCCCGGGACCCGCGCAAGAAGCAGGTGCGGGCGGGGGAGGCGGCGGTAACGTATCAGATGGAGGTGACGGCGGACGGGCTGCGCGGGACGGTGTACGGGCAGCAGGTGTTGCTGCTGGATACGAGCGGGCGGCTGGCAGACGGGGGGCTGAAGCAGGCGCGGATTGAGGTGCTGCCGTGATGTTGAGCCTGGAAGACCTGCAACGGCTGCGGGTTGTGGATGAGTTGGCGATGCCGGACGGGTGCGTGATTGAGCGACCGACGTGGACGAGCGACGGGGCGGGCGGCAGGCGGCGGGTGGATGCGGCGGCGGGTGAGACGCGCTGCCGGGTGCGGGCGCCGAAGAATACGCCAGGCGAGCAGGAGGCGAGCAGGCGGTTTGGCGGGGTGATGCCGGTGGTGGTGGATTTGCCGGCGGGGACGGATGTGGCGGAGAAGGACCGGCTGACGATTACGCCGGGGGATTGGTCGACGCCGGGGCGGGTGCGGACGTTGGAGGTGGTGTATGCGCTGCCGGCATCGATGGCGACGTGCCAGACGGTGTTTTGTAAGGAGTGTGTTTGATGGCCAGGTCGTTTGATATTGTGGTGCGGGTGGTGCGGAATGATCTGGCGGCGATTGCGGCGCGGCTGCCGCGGGAGGCGAAGGCGGTGGTGCGAACCAGCACGTTTAATGTGCAGGCGGACATTCGGGAGCGGATGCGCGGGCCGAAGCACGGGCGAGTGTACCGGCGCGGGGCGATTACGCGCAAGTATAAGGTTGGGTCGAAGCGGTTGAGGGAGTTGAAGGGGGCGCGGGCGCGGTTTGCTGGGGGGACGGTGGCGGTGACGGTTGGGTACCGGTTTCACCGGGCGAGCGCACCCGGCGAGGCGCCGGCGATTGATTTTGGTTTTCTGGTGAACAGTGTGCAGGCGGATTTTGTGGATGGGGGGATGGTGGGGATGGTGTTCAGTAACCAGGTTTATGCGGCGGCGTTGGAGTTTGGGACGCGGCGGATGGAGAAGCGGCCGGCGTTTGATCCGGCATTGGAGGCGGAGCGGGGGCCGTTTATGGCGGCGATGCGGCTGCTGGAGGAGCGGTTGAGGTGAGCGCATATTTGAACCGGGATCAGCGCCGGGCGGAGGAACAGGCTGCGGCGGCGGATGTGGAGACGCTGCGGGCGGAGGTGCAGCGGCTGAAGAAAAACGAGCTGGTGCTGCGGCAGTTGTTGGAGCAGTATGCGGGGCGGCTGGCCTGGGCGGAGGCGGTTTTGTTGATGTCTGGGGCGCTGGTGGTGGAGGCGGACGAGGACGATGGAGATTAACCGGATTGAGGCGTGGCTGACGCAGCGGTTGGGCGGGGATGCGACTCTGGCGGCGCTGGCGCCGGGCGGGGTGCATGCGGAGATTAACGTGGCTGAGGCGGCGTTTCCGTATGTGGTGTTTGAGTTGCAGAAGCCGGAGGACGTGCTGACGCTGAACGCGCGGCGGGTTATGACGCAGGCGGTGTATCTGGTGCGGGCGATCGGGAGGGATTGCGGGGCGGCCGATTTGCAGGCGGCGGCAGACCGGATTGATGCGCTGTTGGGCTGGTACCGGGCGGAGGGGCTGCTGACGGGCGGCGGGGTGCGGGGGTGTTACCGTGAGGCGCCGTTTAAGCTGATTGAGTTGGAGGGTGGAGTGGTGTATCCCCACCTGGGCGGTTTGTATCGAATTATTGTGCAGTGACGAGGAGGTTGTGAGATGGTGGATCGAGCGAGTATTTTTCAGACGGTGCAGATTGGGGTGGAGGCGACGGCGGGGACGCTGACGGCGGCCAATCGTGCGCTGCAATCGCTGAGCATTCAGCCGGGGGATAAGGTGGAGGTGAGCAAGTTCCGGCCGATGGGGATGAAGTTCCCGACGCTGGCGGCCCTGGGCAAGGAGTGGGTGGAGGCGAAGCTGAGCGGGCAGGCGACGTATGAGGAGATTGTGTACCCGCTGGCCAGTGTGTTGAAGGCGGTTACGCCGACGCGAATTACCGACCCGAGCGGGGTTGCATACCAGTGGGTGTTTGCACCCAGTTCGACGGCGGGGGATGCGGTGAAGACGTTTACGGTGGAGCAGGGCGACGCCAGCCGGGCGCACCGGTTCACGTATGGGCTGGTGACGGGGTTGGATGTGGAGTTCGGCCGTAAGGAGGTGAAGATTGGCGGGACGATGATCGGGCGCGGGTTTACGGATGGGGTGACGATGACGAGCAGCCCGACGGCGCTGGCGATGACGCCGGTTTTGCCGGCAGAGATCAATGTGTATCTGGCGGATACGCACGCGGATCTGGATACGGCGACGGCGTTGGGGCGGGCGATCAATGCAAAGTGGTCGATCAGCGACCGATTTGGGCCGGTGTGGCGGTTGAACCGGGCGGACGCGTCTTCGTTTGCGGCGCATGTGGAAACTGAGCCGAAGCTGAGCGTGAAGCTGAAGGTTGAGGCGGATGCGGAGGGGATGGGGCTGCTGAGCAAGATGCGCAGCGGGGATGTGGGTTTTGTGCGGATCGAGGCGGTGGGGGCGGAGATCGAGACGGGCAATCATTACGAACTGGTGTTTGATATGGCGTTCAAGGTGGAGGATATGAGTGAGTTTTCGGACGAGGACGGGGTGTTTGCGCTGGAATGGGGCCTGGCCGGGGTGCACGATGCGACGTGGGGTAAGGCGCTGGAGGTGCGGGTGGTCAATACGATTGCGGCGTTGTAGGAGGTGCGGGGATGTCTCTGAGTTTGCGGGATTTGATGCAGGATGAACGGTATATCACGCTGGAAATTGGCGAGGGAACGGTAGAGATTCATTACCGTCCGTCGGCGTTTACGCCGGTGGTTGAGGATGAGATGCAGCGGTTGATCGAGACGAACCGGCCAGGGAATGGGCTGGCGCGGATGCTGGCGGGGATTGTGATTGATTGGGATGTTCTGGACGAGAACGGGCAGCCGCTGGAGCCGACGGTGGAGAATCTGCGCAGGCTGCCGGTGGCGTTCTTGACACGGGTAACGAACGCGATCAACCGGGATTCGGCGGCCGAGAAGGACGATTTAAAAAACTCAGGCGCTGGCTCGCGACGGAGGGGGAGGTAGGGGAATGCCCGGAGTGGTTCCCGGTGGTGCGAGCCAGCATTATTGCCGGCATAGAGCCGTGGGTGTTGATGCGGCAGGCGCGGTGTTGGACGGAGTGGATTTTGACGGCGCATGCTGCCGTGGTGCAGGCGCCGGCGGCGGGCCGGCCCAAGCGGGGTGAGGATGCCAGGCGGTTGGGCAGGCAGAAACGAACAGGGCAGACTCGGTGAGTCTGCCCTGGGTTAGACGCGATAACAAGACTTATTGGAACAGGGTGGCGGTTCCTTCGCCCAAAGCCTCAATGAATTTGTAGGCGAAGTAGAGGAATAGGAGGGTGGCGGGGACGCCGAACCAACAACCAATAGCAGCGGTTAAGTAGTTTGAGACGGATGGACGACGAGAATTTTTGGCATTCATGGTTTTAGTATAGGACGATTAATCACCTGATTCAAGGTGGTACTGGAGGGTGAGATGGCTATTGCTGCGGCACAGTTGATGGTGATGATTGGGGCGGATACGCGGAGCGCTGAACAGAATATCCGTAGTGTGGGAGGGATGATTACTGGCTTTGGGGAGAAGGCTCAACGGGCCGGGCTGATGATGAGCGCGCTGGTAACTACACCGCTGACGTTGATCGGTAAGGATGCTATCGGTCAAGTGGCCGATTATGACGGAGCGATGAACGTTCTGCAGGCGACCAGCAATGCGACCGGGGCAGAGATGGATTTGTTACGGCAGAAATCGATGGCATTGGGGGCGGACATGACGCTGCCTGGAACGAGCGCGGCGGATGCAGCCGAGGCGATGCTGGAACTGAGCAAAAGTGGGATGTCGGTGAATGACGTTTTGGCGGCCAGCCGGGGGGTGATCCAGATGAGCGCAGCGGGGCAGTTGGGGAACGCACGGGCGGCGGAGATTGCGAGCAATGCGCTGAATGCGTTTGGGCTGGAGGGGAAGGAGGCGACGCGGGTGGCGGATTTGTTGGCGGCGAGCGCCAACGCGAGCAGCGCGGATGTGGCGGATATGGCTGATGGGATGCAGATGGCGTCGGCTGTGTTTGCAGCGGCGGGAACGCCGATTGAGGATCTGGTGACGGAGCTGGCGTTGATGGCCAATGCGGGGATCAAGGGGAGCGATGCGGGGACTTCGTTGAAGCAGATGATGTTGAGTTTGCAGGCGCCGACGAAGAAGGCGGCGGAGACGATGCAGGAGCTGGGGGTGAATGTGTATGACGCCCAGGGGAATATGCTGAGCCAGGGGGAGATTATCGGGCAGTTTCAGAGTAAGTTGAGCGGGCTGACGCAGGAGCAGCGGAACGCGGCGCTGGCGACGATTTTTGGCAGCGATGCGGTGCGGGCGGCGAATGTGGTTATGATGGGCGGGGTGGGGACGTTTGAGCGGATGAAGACGGCGGTGAGCGAGCAGGGGGCGGCGGCGAAGCTGGCCGGGGCGCAAATGGGGGGATTGAAGGGGGCGTTTGAAAATCTGAAAAGCGCTGTTGAGACGGCTGAACTGGCTGCTGTGCAACCTTTTCAACAGGATATTGAGGCGTTGACCGGGGCGATGGCTGAGGCAATAGCTACCTTTTCTGGGTGGCCAGAATGGGCGCGCAAGGCAACGGTGGCAATGGGTGGTGTTACGGCGGCAACAGGGCCAATGGTGGCGGGTGTTGGCGCCATGTCACAGGCCATTGGAAATACATCACAGGGGCTGGCGCAATTGCCAACTTTTTGCGGTGAGGCAGCGGCAGGAATGCAACTCATGAAGCAGGGATTTGGGGCTATGGAGGTGGCGAGCCTGGGCGGGGGGGCAGCTTTTGCGGCTTTGGTTCCACCCATTTTAGCGGTAACGGCTGCGCTGGCGGCGAGCGCCCTGGTGGTGGCGGCATGGAACGAGAATATTACGAAAATGAACGCGGCGGGGCGGGATGCTGTTGGGGGGGCGTACGCTGATATGTTTGGCAAAATGACAAAGGATGGAGCCAACGCTACTGAGGTTGTGAATACTTTCAATGGGGCGATGAAACGACAGAATGACGAGTTCGCTAAGGCGCGAGCAGCAAGCCCAGCCGGGTATTTTATCGATCAGGCCGGGACGACTAAGGCGGCTTTTGATCAGTTGAATATCGCTCTTTCAAAAACGCCGCAAGGTTATCGGGAATATAAAAGCTCGTTGGAAGGTGCAGCTAAATCCAATGGTCTATTCATCAATTCTCAAGGGGATTTGTATCGCAAAACAGAATTGGGGGCGTATCAATTGGTTGAGGCGAATTTTGTTTTGACCGAGCAGGAGTTCAATACGGCTCAGGGGGCGGATGAACTGGGTGAGTCTTTGGGCCGGAGTAAAGAAGCCCTGGATGCTTTGATGGGGCCGGCGCGGAAGGCTGCAAACGAACTGGCAGGAACCGGCGAGGCTGCGATGGCTTCTAAGAAGGCGGTGTTGGAAAATAAGGAGATTTACGATCTGCTATCTACCAGTATGAAAGAGGCTGGATGGGAAGGGGAAAATATTGAGGATGTGTCCAGAAAGGTCTCGGTTTCTTTGGGGGATACTTCAGAAGCTGGATTTCAGATGTGGAACGATATGAAACTGGCATCGGACGCTCTTGCTTATCATGTGATCGAGATGGAGCAATATCAGATTTATGCAAAACAGGCAAAGGATGGTACATTGGAATTGAGTGGGGCATCGCGAGATGCAATGGAGGCGGCAGTGGCGCATGCAAAGGCAGTGCGTGAGGAAGAAGCTGCGGCCAGGGATGCATCTCTGGCGTACTGGGATATGGCAGAGAGTCTGAAGGGGGCAGGGCAGGCGCAAATCGCAAAGTCTTTTTTGGGTGGGTTGGCGGAAAAGATGAAGGATAAGGAGAATCCGCTGGATCCGGCTTTGTATGATGCAGCAATGGGAAGCCTGGGGGTGAAATATGGGTTTGTGACACGTGAGAGCATGGAAATGGCGAAAGCACTGCCGATATTGAATAATTATTATGTGGTGGGACGGATTGGGGCTGAGAACCTGAGCGGGGCAATGCAGATGTTGTCGGCGCAAGCTGCTGTGGGGGCGGTGAATTGGGATGAGGTGTTGAAAAAGTACGGGCAGACGCCAGCGGTGATGCAAGGCGTGCAGAGTGCGGCGAACACTGCGCAGCAAAGTATGGGGCAGTTAGGACAGTCGACAGGGGTGGCTGTGCAAGAGATGGCACAGAATATCAGTGGAGAAAACTTGTCCAGCGTGGGAACTCAGGCTGGGCAGGGGCTGGCAGGGGGGATTAAGACTGAGGTAGATAAGATACCTGCAACGACGGCCACGACGGTGATGCAAATGAAGCAGCCGTTTGAGAGTACGGATTGGGTTGGTTTGGGTTCTGGGATTGGGTTTGAAGTGGCGGCGGGGCTGCGGGCGGCAACGCCGGCGGCAGTGGCGGCGGCGAATGAAATGGCCGGGAAGATTCAGTCTATTTTGGACAGTATTAGTGTGGATGTGGGGGATGCGGAAATCGGTACAACCGGGATCAGTGGCGGCGTTGATACTTCGACGGCGGGGGAACGCAGGGCGAGCGGCGGTCCGATTGTGCGGGGGCAGCGGTATCTGGCCGGGGAGAGTGTGTTTACGCGGCCGGAGATTTTTGTGGCGGGGCAGAGCGGGTATATGTTGACGCGGCAAGATGCGCAGGC